GATTAGTTTTTATAACAATTTCTGTTTGATTTTCCCAATTCCCCCAATAAGTTTGCATGTCATTAGATGAATTATAATTTGGTGTATTGGCATATATATTATTAAATTTTCCATCTACCCCAGTAAAATCAAATCCTAATATATAAATTTCATTGGGGTGATGGGTTGTTGCTAATTTTAAAGCACATGGACCTGAACTCCATCCTAATCTTGGTTTAAAGTATTTAAATCCAAAATCATATCTAATATGTTTATTAGTATTGGTCCATACTTCATGTGATAATTGATATTTTGATTGTTGTATTTCAATTATCATTTTCGGATCAACCGATATTAAATAATCTGGTTCAAATTCACGATATAATGCATTGCATCCATAAATTTTTCCACATAATTGTAGAATGGATAAATCTACATCTTTTCTACTAGTCCCGTTACCTAAAACAAAACTTCTTATCATGCATGCGGTGGTTGTTCAGGGGTTTTATACATTTTTTGAATAAATTCCAATTCAACATCTTGTTCCAATACATGCATATCAGAAGATTTTCTTAATTGATTTAATTGTCTTAATGTTAATCTGGTTTTTCTAGTATCATCACGTTTCATAACGGAAGTATCTCTCCCACCCGAATATCGCATGTCGCTTGCTACTGCTTGAGTATCAGGATCAGTATAAAAAAGTTCACGTAATATCATATATTATCCTTGCATTTCTGGCTGGGCACCTTCTTGTGGTGCAGCACCAGTTAAATCAGGTGCCACCGCACCTTGTTGTTCAGTTTCTAATGGCATTGGCATATCACCAAGTCCAGTCATATCTGATTGAATCCCTGTTTGACTGATTCCAATATTTCTCATTTCACCAGAACTGTCAGTAGTAATACTTGAACTTTCTCCATTTTCTTCTGCCCACATACGTTCGTTTTCGGCTACTTCTTCATCGGTCCATCCTAAATAACGCTTCATTGCAAATCTTTTACTGATTATTGGGTGTTGAATTATGGTTCCAAAATGTGCAGTACGTTTATCATCTAATTCTGATTGACGATATGAAGCAAAATTTTGTGGTTCATTGAATTCTAAATCAAATATTGAACTATCAATATTTACCCCTTTATTATACAAATACAATTTAAATTCTTGATCAAATACTGATTTCATAAGATTTTGTAATCTCATGCAATATTTGTTGAATCGTAATTCTTGAATATAAGCAGTACCAACACGACCATCTGTGTATTGTTGTTGACTATCATCTGCACCAGTTGGTAAATATGAAGATGGTATACGCAATGATCTAAATAATTTATTGGTGAAATATGTTAAGTCGGTAATTTCCCCAATATTTTGGCCACCTGGAAGAACATCAACCTTTGATCCTCTACTATCAGCTGATACTGGTAAGAAAAAATCTTCTAATTGTGATAATGGATTAAATGCAGAATCTATTACATTTTGTCCACCACCGGTTGGGGATGGTATTCTACGTTGTTGAATTTCATTTTTTACACGTTCAACAAACGTCATTGCTAAATGTGATGGCATATTACCAACATCAATATAAAATATACGGCGTTCTGGCGCACGTTGAATACGATATATTAAAATAGCATCTTCTAATAATTCTTTTTGTTTATATACTTTAAATACTGTTTCTAATAAGCTATTCCCAAATGGAAATTGATTATCTAATCCTTCAGATAAACTAATATGAACCATATGTTTAGCATCAATGGCTAATTCTTCATCACCGTTATTAAATCGTGTTCCAGTAGATGATGGATTCGCTGGGTATGCACCAACCATCCCACGAGCAGCTGCCCCACCTGCAACATAACTTGATCCTCTATTATTAGTAATAGTGGTGTTTGGACTTATTGTTGTCGTAACCAAATGTAAAAAATTTGGACTTAAATCTTTGATAACATATTGTTCAGGCATTTTGCCTTCACTCTCATTAACAATAATCTTAACCAATTTACCAGGATCAATATGATGCCATTTTTGTGTTTCTGGGTCTCGAATAAAAAATGAATCACCATTTTTAAATGTATTTCTAACGATTCTAAATATTCTAGTTTCAAAATTTTGTAATTTACTCCATTGTTGTAAATATTCTCTTAATATTGAAACTTCAGAATTTGTTGCTCTATTTTTAAAATTAAATTTAAATGGGGTACTATTTGATTTATTAGTTTCTGTGCAAAATTCCGCTAATATATCTAATGCAGCTGCAACTTCCGAATCCATATCCATAGTTGAATATTGCAAATATCTTTCAATTCTATTTGGTGCGCCAGTATATACTTCTGGAAGAAATGAACTATAATTAGTTCGTGCTGGTCCAGGTTTGGATGCATTTGCACTCCCAATCGGGCTAAACGTTCCATTATTATGTTCAATTGTTACTGGTGAAAAGTATTTTTTCCAAGTCATATTATTTTAAATCTCATTTAGTTTATATCAACTATTTATACTATTGTGGATACAAGTTCGGGCTAATATTTTTAGTTGCTTTAACTTGTTTGTTACCAATTTTTTCATGTTGATCAATAAATTGCGTAAATTGCACATTTAATTTTTTTAATTGATCCAATATTTGAGCCATAACATCGGATTGTTTGGTAGATTCTTGATGAATTTTTTCATTAGTGGATTGAATATTTTCTTGTTGTTTATCCGAAACCTTACTATTGTTATTTGGTGGTTGTGTTGATGGTTCATTGGATGGTTTATCAGTTTTATTCATTAAATGAGGTGCCATTTTTTGAACAAAAGTATTACTTAATGATGGTTTATCTTTTTGAACAGGGGAAATTCCACTTGGTTTGACATCAATAGGGTTTATTTTATTAACTTCATGTTGAATGGTTGTAATATTATTTTTAATATCACTTGGTATTACTTCTTTAACCTGTGCTTGATTTTTGTCATCTTCCATCCATTGTTTTAATTGTTCAGGTGTTGCATTCTTCCATGATTCACCAATTTTAATTAATTTAGGAAATATTTCATCATTTTCTTTTTGGGTTGAAATTATTTTACCTGATACAGATTGAAGCATATCAAACGCACTAGTTATAGTATCATTAATATTTTCATCTGGATTAATAATATTATCTGATAATTCACCAATAGTATCTTGTATAAATCCAATGGAATTAGATAATAATGTACCTGCTTGAGCTATACCAGTATTAAAATACCCAGTGGCGATAGTTGTCATTTGATCAGGTGTTAAGATGGCTTCAACCCCATGAACCATGACTGGTGTGCCATTTTGATCAAAATTACCAAAAATATTTCCATGAACCCCTAATGTTCCATCTGAGTATCCAGGTAATTTATTACCTGTTGCTGCCAAATATAATCCGGCAACTGCATCTTTAATACCAGTTTTAATAGCAGGTACAATGGTGTTTGAATATACATCACTGATACTCTGGGATACATCAACTGCCATCTCTTTAGTAGCAGCAAGAATAGAATCAGTTCCCCCACTTAATATGGTGGAAAATTTATCAATAGATTCCTGAGTTTTGGTTTCCATATCATCAGGAATTTTATTATATAAGGCAGCAAAACCATCTCTTACATATTCACTCAGATGTTCACTTGATCCTGTCACTGCACCTGCTTTAATATCTTGAATAGTTTTAGCCGCAGTTGTCATAAGTTCTGCCACTTGTCCCATTTTTTCATAGGATTTTAATGTGGTATCAGTTGGTCTCATTGAATCTTGTGCTGCCTGTGCATCAGCTATAATTTGTTTCATAGCTTCAACATAATCTTTATTAGATTGAAGAACTGCTCCAGTAGATTCTGCTAAATTATTTAAACTTTTATTTAATGGTAATAAGTCTGCTGACATATTAGCGATAGTATCACCTAGTGATCCACCAATTGCACCCGACATTGTTGTTATTTGTTGATACGCAACTTTATCTAGATTCTGTGCGGCCAATGCTTTAGTAGCATTCATTCGCTCTTTGGATTCTTCTATATGTCCTTGTTTAGCAAGTTGAGCAGCTTTCATCATTTCAGAAAATGCTTCACCACCTAATGCTGCTTGTTGACGTGCAGTTTCGCTATAAACAGTACCAGTTTCCAAAATTTCTTGGAATGCTTTGTCCATACCGGTTGCAGCAGCTTGTGCACGTAACGAATTTATATTATCTCTAACAGCTGTAGCTTGTTCTTCTGACATATTACGGGTTGCAAGCCTAATGGCCGCATCCAATCTAGCACCAGCAGTTCGTTCACGCATTTGTTCTGCTAACTCTGCTCTATTTTTACCGGTTAATTTGGCAGTTAAATCTAATTCTTTGGCAAATTGAATGGTCGATGAAGTTAATTGATCACGACGAATTTTATCATTTATATTAACCGTCTTATTAATTGCGATTTGATCAATTAATAATTGATTCATTTCTGTAGTGGTATAACCCAATTTTCTTAAATCATCATCACTTTTATGAAATTCATTTGATAATTTTGAAAAATTCTCGGAACCTCTAGTAACATTTGCTCCTAATCCAGCAAGATTTCTACCATTTTGTGATATTAAGTCAGCAAATTCATTTAAATCCATTCTGGATTGAACCGCAGCAACATTCATATTAATTAAATCGTTGCTAAAGCTTGTTCCAGCAGCACTCATTTTTTTATAAGCGTCTTCCGTTGATTCAATCGCCCCTACGACTTCGGTAAACGCACCTGTCACTGCGCCAATAGCCGGAACTAGCCCAAATATTTTGGTTATAGTTGCATTTATTGGTCCATGGTTATGCGAACGTCGCAATTCTTCAATAAGTCTGGTTAAATCTGGATCAGCCATAAAATTCTCACAAATATATGGTATTTATAACTTATAAATACAATTTATTAATTAGTAAACATATTATTATGAACCCATTAGAAAAATTTTATAGACAACCAAAAATTTATATTCAATTACCAAGTAAAGGAGCATACTACCCAGAAGGAGTATTAGACGGTGACGCATTAAATGTTCCCATATATGCAATGACTGGAATGGATGAACTTATTATGAAAACTCCTGATGCATTATTTAATGGTGAGGCAACAGTACGTTTAATAGAAAGTTGTTGCCCATATATTAAAAATGCCAAATTTATTCCATCATTAGATACTGACACATTATTAGCTGCAATAAGAATTGCTACATTTGGTGATAGTATTACAATTACCCATAAATGTGAAAAATGTAAAGAAGATAATTCATATGATATTTCAGCACAAAATATTATTGATCATTATTCTAAATTACCATATGATAATAAGTTAGAATTACCACAAATGACAATATATTTTAGACCATTAACATATGATCAAATAACATTATTCAATATTGAAAATTTTAAATTACAAAAATCATTAGTGCAATTAGCAGTAATTGAAGATACCGAAAAGAGACAAAATGTATTAGATGAAATTTATGGAAATCTTGGATTATTACAAGCATCTATTTTTATTGCATCAATCGAAAGTATTCAATTAGAAGAAACAATTGTTACAGATTCAGCTCAAATTGCAGAATGGATTTCAAATTGTGATAGAGAATATTACACAAAAATTAAAGAACATTTAGAAAAAATTAAAACAGTATGGTCAATGCCAAAAAGTAAGGTAAAATGTACTAATTGTGATCATGAAGAATTAGTTGACGTGTCGTTGGATCAATCCCATTTTTTCGTGTAAATCTGCTTTCAATGAACGATTTTACTATCATGAAAATGATAGAATCGATGGAGGCAGATACCCAAGATTTAAAATATGAATTTTATAGATTAATTTGGGGTATGAGAGGTGGTATTACATCACAAGATATATACCACTTATTATCACACGAAGATAGAAAAATATTACTTCAAATTATTGAAGAAAATATTGACATATCAAAGAAAAATGGGATATCATTGATGTAATTAATAATATCCACCAGCATATCGCGGTGGTTCTGGTAAATTTGCCACTGGATTTGGTTTATTTAATAATTTTGCAGTACTTCCAATTCTATCTATGGTAGATTTACCAGCCACTCTATAACCATTATCATCAGTGATTGGAATATTATTAACATACATTCGTTTTGGATTTTTACGATCAAATCTTACCTTTAATGGTGGTGCATTATATTCTTGTTCAATTTTAGCTAAATTTGGAGGTAACTCTGTTTGAGATACATTAGATGTTGGTTGAGTGGGGGTATTAGGAGCAGATGCTTGTGCGGATGATCCAGTTGCGGCAGAAGTAGCAGCACTTGCTTGACTAGTTCCCAATGCACTATTTAACAATTGAGCAGCTTTTTCATATAATCCTGTAGCTACTCCACCAACTAATTGTACTAATTGTCCTTGTAATGCTGTTTTAAAAAATTCTTGTGCAGTATCTGATTTTAAAAATCCTAAGAATAATACCCCACCAACCCCACCAGACATAATTTTAGTTAATTGTCCGGCATTTTTTATTAATGCACCAGGGATACTTCCAATTGCCGCCCCTGCGCCAGCTCCTGCGATGGTTGTTCCAATTCCTAGTGTACTACCAGCAGCTCCACCTACAACACCACCTACACCTTTACCAATGGATGATGTGATTGAACCAAGTATTCCAAATAATTTTGCAGGTGCTTTCAATAATACAGGTAATGCTTCAACAACTGCTTCACCAGCATATTGTTCAAGAGTAGAATTATATAATTCAGTAATTTTACTTGAATTGGCATTCCCAAATATTTCAGTTGAGGTATCACCATTCTCTGCTTTTTGTTTTTGATCAGATAAATCCAAATATTTTATTACAAACTTGGTTAATACATATGCACCAAGTAAATTAATAGTTATATCACCTAATCGTCCAAGTTTAGATATGAAACTTCTTGCAGCAGATACAGTTGCACCTGGATTTGCCACACCTCTTTCTTTCCATAGCCATTTACCAATAGCTTTGAAAACTGTCCCCCATCCTTCATTTAATTGTTCTGATTCAGTAATAAATTCATAAGATCGCATTATCAAAATTCCTATAACATATGATATTTAGCCATTGACAAATTTTGGGCGCAATATGCCATTCATAATCCAGAATTTTTTAATTTATAATTTAAAGGTCAATAAATTGACCTGCTATCATTATTTCATCCATTCGCTATCGCTCATGTTTGAAATAATGATGAGCCATTTCTTTTTTATTAATTGATTTATAATATAATATTAATTATAATTTTAAACAATCTTAATAATGAATTAATTTATATTTTAATTACTCATTACTAGATTGTGGAGATGGATTGACGCTTGTTTTCACAAACGTCAAAAAAAACCTTTACTGAGTTGCCTCGAAGTTCCAGACGGTAGGAATTTGATTTGATGTTTCTCCTGATTTGGCTCTTAGCTGCACCGTACACCTACCTAGATTTTTAAGACCCTGCGCGTCACTGGGTCATATCATTCAACGAAACATCTGATAATTAAAAAATTATCCATGAATATTACTATTCAACAACCTATACGATTACCGGAATGCTACTCAATGGGGGGAAAGAGACATTTTAAAGGCATCCTACTTACGTAGGGTAGACGGTAAAAGCCCAGCATTAGCGACTGGAGTTGAGTACCTTATCACAACAGTAAGGATTCCTCGGTGGTATTACAATCGGCCCACTAACCTTATGCTAATTTAATGTTCTATACTTACTATATGTGATTGATAATTGAAAAAAACAACTAGATATGAAAAAAAATTATTTTTTTGTGTTGTATTCGATTTCTTCTAATAATTCTGATGGGACATTAAATTTCACTGCCCCAATCTGACCATTATAGAATTTTTTTGTGCCATCTGCCATTCGAACCCTCATCACATCTTCCATGATTTGAGCTTTTACTTCAGCATAATATAAACTAGCTTTAGTTTTATGAAGGGAAAGTATTTCAAATTTATAATTTTTCATACCTTTGATTTTAATTTGTTCGTTTAATGCAATACATGAACCAGTATATTTTTTCCAGTCAGATTCTTTATAAGTAATTTTTTTATTCTTTCTACCTTTTACTGCAACTCTTCTCATCATAAAAAATTGTTTTTTTCCTAGATATTCTCTTCCTGTATCAATTTCTGATATTCTGTAAATGAATCCAAACCATTGTGATGGATCAAATTCTTTTGGAGCGGTCCAATGCCCTATTTTAATCATTTCTTAATCCTGCTTGTTCTCGTAATGATTTAAGAGTATTATCTAAATCATTCATAAATTCCTTTTCTGCTTGTGCTAGAGCGTCGAGTTTGGTTACCCTGTACACATCAGGGTTAAAACGTGGATCGCGGCTATTTTGGAATTGTTTGACTTGTAATTGGCGTATTTTTACTTGCTTCAACAGTCTCATTAACCAGTAATACATACGCTGTGAAGATTGGAATGTTTGAGTAGCATTCCAAGTTTCCATTTCAATAAAATATCGATGAATGGCTTGCATTAATAATTGATGATCTTCTAAATGTTGAGCATGCACCTCTTCATTAAAAACGGACACTCTACCATTTTTAAAATACTTTTCTTCATCACCAATTGGTTTAACATATCCAACCGGATGCTTACGTGGTCTTCCACGTGGACGTTTAAAATCTAATTTGATTTCAGAATCTTTAATTTCTTTTCTTGGTCTTCCACGAGGACGCTTTGGTTTATCTTCAATTGGTCTTGTTCGTGGTCTTCCTACTTTATTTTTTATTGGTGTCGTATTGTTATTTTCGTCAGTCATAAAAAACCCATAATTGCAATGTTATGATTATTTAGCATCACAAATTATGGGTTAAAATTTAAAATTTTAATTTGAAAATTAAATATTTGTTTTCATCTATTACTTGAATATGAGGGGGTTCATAGAAATCCGATATATTATTTTTAATCAATTGAAACCCATACAATTTAGTAAGATATTGATTAAATGTTATTTTTTCAACATTATGAAAATATAATTGAAATTCTGATACAACCTTGGTTGATATTTGTTTATAAAGAGGATCATTATATAAATCATTTGGTTCATGCATAATTATTCCTCATACGTATATGATGTAAAGCTATTTTCTTTAATGGCTTTTAAAACATTAGTTACTTTTGATGTTAATTCTTCTTTATGGGAAATCAAAAATATGTTTTTGTTTCTTTCATAAATCATATTTCGTAACAAGGTGGTGGCATTTTCTGCACCAGCTGCATCTAACCCTGCATCTAACATTTCATCAATTATCATTAAATTGAATGGTTGATATAAATTTTCCCAAACATCTCTAAAGGCAAATGATAATGATAATGATACTCTTGTCATTTCACCACGTGATAAATTATGGAAATCTAAATCTCTACCTAAATAT